ATGAGTTGTAGATGGAATAATGTAGCTGGAACAGGAAACTGCATCACAGCCGAAGAATTCTGCAGAAGAAGATGTACCGGAGGCAGCGTAGCCCCGGATTCCGGAAGAAGATGTAACTTTGTGTATGAATGTTTGTTAGAATTATTGGAAGACGCATTAGAAGATGACAATAACAATAATTGCCGCAATTGCTGCTGCAGAAGATGCTAATCATTAATGGACGGAGCACAAGCTCCGTCTTTTATAATATTATGCTAAATGAAAAATCCCGAGCATAGCATGATGCCCGGGTAAAATAATGCTCTAAAGAAAGAAGGAGTATGGTTAATTCTCGTCTTATCATATGCTTGTACATTGATTCTGATACACTGTAGGGGAAATGCATTAAATTTTGTGCTCTATTGCTTCAATGCCTCTGCTAACTTTAGCAACAGTGCCTCACCGTATCTGTAAAATCTTAAATACTGCATTGTATTGTCGTCCAGTCCGGCTCTCTCCTGAACAATTTTCTCTGCTTCTTGAACCGTCATATCATTCACTCCTAACATTTCTAATATTACCTCTGCCTGTGCCTTAGCTATTTTATTCAAGTTTTCATCCAATTTCAGAAACGCTTCATCAACAGCATTATCATGAAACCCGCTTTCAATTAACAATATATGCTTGCAGTCCGTGGCAGCTGCACCTCGCATCACACCATAATAGTTATATATCTTTCCGTTTTCTGTGTATACTCTTGTCTTGGCACCTCTGCTTGGATTTGCCATTACAGCAGCAACATCACCGGCCAGCTTTTCTGCAAATATCTTATCCTGTGGTTTGGAGTAGTCATAAAACACTTCCACGCCTCTTGTTTTACCATCATTCGCATTGGTATGCTCAGAAATAAATAAATCATAGCCTTTAGCCTTTTGTCCTCTGACATACAGTTCGGGATCTTGTTCCCAAGTTCGAGTAAAATCTGCTTGAACCCCTTTACCCTGAAGGATTTCTTTTAGGTATGCGGATATTTTCCACACTCCCTCATACTCGTAATATCCGGTAGGACCTTTATTCACATTCCCCGGTGCATGGCCAGGGTCTATCATTACTTTAATCATCACTATCACCACTATCCGATATATTTACCTTGTTATTAATTAGTTTATCTGTAACAGCCAATCCTTCTATTAAGAAAACCGGAACGTTGATACCTATTTCTACTAAATTTTCTAAGATACTTCTTATTTCATTCACAGTTAAGCTGGCTAAGGTAAACCAGCCAAACCAGGTTAAAAAATCAAGCTTAATGTTTAAAAGTTCATGCCCTAAGACTATAAATATATTTGATATCATAAATGCCACTAGAATTAATACCCAGTACCATATTTTTTTTGCTATACCTTTTAAACCTTTTTCACTGTTTTCGATTTTTAACTTTCTTGCTTTGCTCCATCCGCTTAGCCAATCTATTATATTAAAAACCAGGAAGGCCGCAAACAAATACCAAAACTCCCCAAATACGGCGGTCATTATTGCTATTATCATGCCTACCAACACATTGTATCCAGATATTAGTTCCATTGTATATCTATTTAAATTCTCCATAAATTATTTCACTCCTCAAAAGAGCTCATAAGCCCTCTGTTTTATTATATGCTGTTTGTTTATGCCTGTATCAAAGATGCCGCAGTTACCTGCATTTCGGCAATGTCTTTTGTAAACTCGGCATAATTCAGATTTTCATGTTCAGAAACTCTTGTATTTAAAAAGGACCTCATAAAGAGATCCTTCACATAAATTTATAATGCAGTTTTTCTTCTTTGAACATCCAATATCTTAGATAATAGTCTAGATATATAGCGGGTAAAGCAAGTAAAAACCAAATGACACTTGTTCGCAGACTTATCTGCCCCAATAAATTAAACTTTAAATTACCATAGTCCCAAATGTCTAGTTTCAACCATATATTTAATATTACCCCTGCAATAAACTCTATTGCTGTAACAATAACAGAAGATATTGTCATTTGCTTTATAAGAGATATTTTATAAGTGTAAAGTTCTTTTAGAAGACTTTTATCCATTCATAAACATTAAAGTTACTTCCATTATGTGGTATTGTCACTGTTGCCCCGCGAGGGTTAAAGATAAGTACGTTATAATCACGTGACTTGTCAGTTGTTAAAGAAGCACCTACAGTAGTTACTTCAGTGCCAGTTACTGGATGCGTTCGAAATATTACATTATCTGTTGCAGTAATCGTTCTGCTTACAGAAAATCCTACATATACACAAAATAATACACTGTTAATGGTGGCTGTCGACTGATACACCGGGAGATTTTGCCTTGTTCTTAATTCGTCAGAATCAGAACCATTTCTCGTATTCATTACGACAGAATTTAAATCTATACTCTCAACAATTGTACCTATTTTACCAAATATATTTACGCCTTTCTTTATATTTTCAGGTACTAAATTCGCACTTCCTTCAATAGTTTGATTTCCTGACAGGTACTGACCTGCAGCTATTGTTTGAGCTGTTGTGCCAGGAGTGTAGGTCTGCGAAGATTTTGAAGGTATAGATCCAGTACCTTTAAATCCATTACGATAATATGTTTTTCCGAATAATACATCTGCATCTGCCGTTGTTGCATCGCTTGTGAATGTACCGACTACACCACCAACTGTTGCTCCTGCTTTTATTACACTTGCTACAAGTCCAGTTATAACAGCTTTTATTTTACCAAGCCCATTGTGATAGCCGAAAGGAATTGTATACTCTTGACCCTCAGTTGTAAGATTTTGATTTACAGTTCCACGATTGGACATTGTACCGGTTACTATTCCTTCGTCCGTTCCTATTGTCTTTCCTGACAACACATCTGAGGCCGTTGCCGTCCCGTACTCACCTCCTTCACCCAATAATTGAAAATTTGAGCCGGTATAAGCTAAATTACATATTTGCCCTACTTTAATGTTTCCACTTGAAAGTGCGGTTCCGTTGCCCTTTACAATTGCTTTTGCTCCAAGGCTATTGATACTGAGAGTACTTGCTCCTGTATTTGCGTTAGTGAATTTAACTCTAACGGTGAAGCCTTCTATCAATGCTGTTATGCCTGCAATTATAGCTGTATATGTATTTGTTCCGCTGGCCACACCATAGGCAGCTAAATTCTCAATTTGTACCCTAACTTCATTGACAGCTGTAACCAAATCTGATTTATCCTCAGTTTCTAAGTCTGATAATTTTCCTATTGCTTCATCTATTATTACATTATCGTTAACAAAGTCTATTCTTTTGGGGTATTCATTTCCTTTCCACTGATTAAGACCCAAGTTCAATGTTTTTATTTCACTCGGCATCATGCCACCTCCTCATACATTTCAAATTCATCCCATGATAAATTCAACATATCCCACTCATCAAATGTTTTGCTGTAATTATCAAATTCGTTCCATGTCATCCAGGTATACTCAAAGGAAAAGGCTAAATGTGCCGGTTTGATTTCCTCGATGGTGATTGCTAAATCTGCCATATTGGCCGGAATACCCTTTGAACCCACAAATTTGATTATAAAACTGTAATTATCAAGATCTTCTATTACCTCAACCTCACCGTTGCTGTATGAAGCTGCGGTATTGACTATCATTTGCTTTGTTACAGTTCCTGTTCCCCGTATTTTTGCTCTTATGCGCTCTCTTCTAAATTCATCTGATTTATTCACATCAACCTTTATTCCGTATATTTTTTCATGCCTAGATAGCAGGGCTGATGCTGTATTGACAAAGCATTCATTAATTGTTTCGTCAAAGTTACATGCAAGTACATTTATTTTATTGCTGAGAATGCCCTGCAGCTCTTCCATGGTCATATTACCTTTATAATAATCAGGTAATAATGTCATAAGGTTCAATTATACCACCTCCGTAAGTGTAACGGTCCCAGTAATAGGCATTTCCTCATCACCTATAGTTACGTTTGAGGTACCAGAGTTCACAAGCAACGTGTCATAGTCCTGCACTCCTTCAGTTGATAGCAAAATGCTTCCTATTTTTGCATAGCTTATGCTATAAGTCTCAAATACCGTGTCCTTCAAATATTTGGTTAATGATGTATTAAATGCTGTCTGCATATCACTCATCAATTTGGTACCGTCCAATATAACATTTGCAGCAATATTAATTGTCCTGCTTTTAGGACTTGAAACCGTAACCGATGCTCCAATTGGTCTGACTGATTCGATATGCGAGTATACTTTTCCTGGCAATGAAGCATCTATAGACATATTACTGTCTACAACAAGAACCTTAACCGTTCCCGGTCCGTTCCAAAGCGGAAATACTTTTGCGTCTCCAACTCCTGGCATTTCCAATACCCACATTTTATAATTGTCGGCATTGCCAGATGTACTCGGTGACTGTATTTGAGCATAGAATCTTTCACGCAGACTCTCATCTGTTTCCTCATCGGTTCCTGAAGTAATTATACCTGTTAATGAAGCTGTAACTTCCGCCACATTATCAATATTATCAAGTGCACCGGAATATCGATTGCCAATGGTTCCCAATTGTTCACATTTAGCTTTGTAAACATTTGTTGAAACTGATTCGGTAATCACATAAGTTGTATCTTCCAGTCCCCATCTTGTTCCGACAGCGACTTCTCCTGTTGTTTCTACCTGCCTTACAGTATAGCTTGCAGCTTTTCTGCTAATCCCATAATCAGCGACCACTCTGTCCAAATATTTTCCGACTGCAGTATCTCCGCTTACCAGATCAATAAAATTATTAAGATAAAAATAAGTCTGTGCAAACTGATATGCACAAGGCGCAAGAGCGTCATATATAACAGATCCCTCACGCTTATCCACATCACTTGTTACCCTGCCGAGCATATCAGCCAAAATATATTCATATGTCATTGATTCAAACATTAAATATTCACCTCCCTTAATACTGTCAAATTACCGTAAATACTCTGCGCATCAAAGTTACAATTCATACATTTACGGCTTCTGTAAATTAAAAATTATTATCAACTTACGTAATTCTTTCACTTCTGAGCAGACATTCACGGATATGCCTCCTCAACTCTATTTTTAAATAATTCCTATCCTTGTCCGTGAGATTTTCCAACTCAATCCCATAATAAAAGTTATATATGGGATACTCATACTTTTCGGTATCAACATTAAGCACCTTATATATAGCTTGCCTGAGAACTCTCAATCCCTCTGTAAATTCTTGAACACTTGTCTGTGATATTTTAAATGTTCGAGTTGTTTTGACTTCTTCTGTGACTTTTGTTTCTACACCAATTTTTCCTCTTGGTATTCCTCTTCTCTCCAACCTCTTAGCTAATCTATTATACATTGTATTTGGATATTATTTCCACTGTATAGCGTATTTCGGTCATGTCTTTTGTCAAACTTGGTATAATTCAGATTTCATGTCTAGCGATTCTTGTATTTAAAAAGGACCTCATAAAGAGATCCTTCACATAAATTTATAATGCAGCTTTTCTTCTTTGAACATCCAATATCTTAGATAATAATCTAAATATATAGCGGGTAAAGCAAGCAAAAACCAAATAACACTTGTTCTCAGACTTATCTGCCCTAATAGATTAAACTTTAAATTACAATAGTTCCAAATGTCTAGTTTCAGCCATATATTTAATATTATCCCTGCAATAAACTCTATAGCTGTAACAATAACAGAAGATATTATCATTTGTTTTATAAGAGACATTTTATAGGCATAAAATTCATTTAGCAAACCTATACATATAAAACATAAGCCTCCTACCAAGATCATAGTGTAATGGCTGTATCCTCTGTATATCAACTCTATAAAATAATATATTACCCCGCCATATATAAGCAGAATTGTATATTTAAATAATTTTTTCATGTATATTTCCTCAAGCTTCATTGTAGTCTATTATTATACTTTCCAATTCTTCTTGAGTAATACAATTTTCAATCTGTTTTTTCTAATGTTTGCTGCTTCTCAACTCGAGGTTGTACACATTCTGTAATTGCAATTACCAGCCCTGTTATTTCTTCAATTGTAAATCCTTAGAATATGTCTTCCATTATATTCTGCTTAAATGTTGAAGAACCCATTCGATATTCTAAGCTTTAGCTATTAAAATAACTCTGTTTTGTGCTTTTCTTCAAACCCTTTTCTTGTTATATTTTTCTTCTCTTTTAAATCCATAAATTAATTTTATATATTTAAAAAGGATCTCGTATGAGACCCTTTTATGACACTAAATTTTTCCCGCTTAGGCTCATTAATATTACATCAACCTTGTCACCGTTTGAACCTCTCCACTACCGAGCATATTTGATATGGTATACCCTTTTCCAATTATATAGTCATCATGAAATATCATTTTAACCCTCCTTGCTAAGTTTTTCTTGTACCTTTTCTTTCCAATAAGCCGAAACTTCTTCAATTGTCATTTCATTTTCTCTGATTTTTCTGACATATATTGCTACCATTTAAACTCCCCCCTTATATTAATAACGATGAAACCAAATCCGCCAATTCAAGTAATCCCGATTCATTTTGAGCTAATTTGATTTCTAGTTCATTTAATTTTGTCAATTCCACTTCATAGGTATTTGTTTCAATGTTGTAGCTAATTTTGTTAAGTACATTGATATCAACACATGTTCCTTGATATACCCATTGTTGAACTACACCTTCATCAGTTTCAACATCTGTATAGGTGAATATATCAAATTCTTGCAAATTATCCTGAGCGTGAAATATTGCTTTTATCTGCTCAAAATTTAATCCTTCAGTTTTAAAAGTCACTATATAAAATTCTTTGTTTTGCCCGCCTATATATCTGTTTTGTGCAACAATGGATGTAATCTGTAATTCGGTTGAATCTTTAAAAACTATTTTTTTCATAAAAATATCCTCCCTAAATATTTAATATTAAATTACCGTCTTGCTCAATAAATTGTAGTGTGTTTGGAATATTGAATATATATCTAGTTTTACTATATTGTGTTGTAGTAATACCTTCTACATCATATATCTCGTATGATGTAGAGCTTATACATCTAAAGGTATCAAATCCAGAATATGTATTCCAACCATCGTCCTCTCTTACTCTGATAGATCTCTGATCTCTTAATAGTACATCACGTTCTGTACCTGGAATATCTATCTCATATCTAATTGCATTTGTTAAATTTGCTATTTCTTCACCATTCAACGCAAACGCTTTATCAGTAACAGATATAGTTTTGTTCTGACTTTCCCATGTAGCAGATACTGTAGTAGTTATACAAGCTGATTTTAAAGTTGACTTTAATAGTTCAAAATTATTAATAATCTTTGGATGAAATGAACGTGAATCGCTTCCAGTTAAATAATTAGATGGGGTACTTCCATTATGTACGCTTATTATTTCATCTGGTAATCCTATCAATGATACACTATTACTCGGATATCCTGTATAATTTTTAAATGCAACTATAGCCTTCATGAAAGTTCCATCATTTCGAGGAACATACACTACTTGCCCTATTGGCACATTTCCAGATAGAATACTTGATTTGTAAGATTCCTTCCATACACCGCCTATATTATCATAGCTATTCTTTACTTCCTTCCACACACCGCCTATATTGTCATATATTTTTTTTGTTTCTTTCCATACACCGTTTATATTTTCATACTGAGGCATTTTGAACCTCCTTAAGCATACATGTGCCAAACATCACCGTTAGAACCTCCTGATGGAGAGGCTGTTGACTGTACTATGTTTCTTACCTGTCTTGTGGTATATGATGTGTTTGACTGAGCATATAAAATACCTGTCATAGTTCCGCCAGTTAATGGGAGTTTTGTACTGTCTGTTATGGTAATACCCTGTGTCCCGTCAAAGTTAACTCCATTAATTGGTCGAGCAGTAGTTAATTTTGTAGCAGTTGCAGAATTGCCTGAACAAGCAGCTGAAATTCCACCATTTGCTGGCAATGATTCAGGCTTGTCACTTAAATCTGTATAACTACCCGTAAACGCTACAATTTTTAAGTCAGTAAAATATTTTTTAATCTTTCCAAACAAAACAGCAAGTTTTTCTCCAGTTGCAATATTGGCTCGTATTCCTACTTCAGTAAAGTTCACTGTTAGATCTTTGCCGTCTCCGGTTGGAGACAGGTAATTTATAGAAGGAAGTTGTCTAGAGGGTACTTTCCCATCGATTAAATCTGCTTTATTGACTCCCAAATTTTCAATTTGTTCCTCATTAGCTTTTAATTTTACATCAATCTTATCCCAGTTTGAATTCATAACTGTTATGTCAGGTGGGCTGTCGGTCAGCTCTGGTTTTACAAGATTATAATTTGTTGTTTGTTTCATTTTCCATCACACTCCTTAATCTGATACATCAACGGTAATAACATAGCTTTGTCCTACATTAACCGGATTTGGTATTATGGTTATATTGTTTATCACAGGTGCTAGCGTATCAAGAATTACTGTTCTTGTTACAGTTGTTGCCTTGCCTGCTTTATCTGTTGCCTTAACCTCAATTGAGTTGCTTCCTTCCGTTAAGGTTACAGATTTGCTGAAGCTTCCGTTTCCTTCTACCGTTACGATTCCTTGATCAACACTGTTTAATTTGATTGTTATTGTTACAGGGCTGCTGGTTGAGTCATTTGTTGTCCCTGATACAGCCAATGAAGCTGTGTTTTTGTAAGTTGTTCCTTCTGCAGGTGAAGTTACGCTAAGTGTCGGAGGTACTGTGTCAACAGTAAATGATCTGCTTGCCTGTGCTGCCGCATTTCCATCATTGTCCTGGATATTTACATTTACTGTATGTGATCCATCGGATAAAGCTGATTGTGGTACATAGGTTATATCAAATCCGTTAGCAACGCTTGTAACTGTTACTCCCGGGCTCGTATTTGTGAGCGCTGTGCCGCTGTCAACCTTAATCTGTAGGGTAGAAATCTTTATTCCCGAACCGTTAGCCTCATCCCGCACCTGGAACGATATTGCCGGTGTATTGCTTGCTAAATATGCTCCGGCTGCCGGTGCTGAAAATGCAATTGTAGGTTTAGTAATTTCCTTTACATATAATTTCAATTGTGACCCCAGCGTTGCATGCGTATCATCCGCTGTTGTTACGTTTCCGGCCATGTCTGAAGCTTCTGCCGTCACAGGATAATAGTGATTTGCATTAACGTTATATGAAGTAACATTTGGAGCAGCTATTGTACCTTCATATTTGCCTGTTGTTGCGTTCTTTGTAAGTGTAACCCATGTTCCATTTATTCTTACTCTTACTTGATTTACTGCCATGTTTTCTCCCTTCTAATAATTCTTAACTTCTAACCAAGATACAAATTTCTCTTTTATTTTCTGCCATGTTGAATGATCTTCCTTTATGCCTGACCAGCTGTTTTCTATTATTTCAACTTCTATCTTAACCTGTTGACCTGCTATCGCCGTTTGCAATGGCTGTTTCCATTCAAGATTTGTATTTTTAACAGCATTCCAATCAGCCTGATTCTTGATATCCTGCCAGCTATAGCTTGTTGTAAGTTTTACATCTTCTATTCTTATCGCCATAATAACCACCCTATTGCGGAGGGATATAATTTTTAACTGATTCCCAGTCGTTCATGGCCGCAACTGTATTCCAATCAGCATAATTGTTCTTTACATCATCCCACAAAGCAAAATACTTTATGACAAGTAGTTTCAAGTGACCTGGTACCAATGGCTTTAAGGTTCTGAATATGTCATCATACCTATAATCTTTGTTCTGCTCAGGGCTCAATACTTGAACTCTGAGCAATCCATAACCAGGATTAGGATTACCCAATTCATCAGCACCAAAAAAAGTGACTATACAGTCACTTCCTGTTATTGTGTTAGCTATTTCCTTAATTGTGCCTTCATTTAGTTTTTTACCCTTCCTAAATAGGCTTAAAAGATAATCTTTGCGTTGAGCTAGTGTTCCTTGACCTTTAGTTCTTAAAAATGTTTCAAGCTGAGTAATCTTTTCTGCTGAAGCTGTCCTTATAAACATATCCCTCTTGAATTTCTCAACTTCTGCATATAACTTATCAAGCTCTTTATTTTCAATGCTGAAAATAACATTAAACTCTAATATATCGTTTAAAAATTCAGGAACATAATTTTGAAGATGAACTCTTTCTTCTATTGTTTGAATTACCTCAAGATAAAATTCATAACGAGGGTCAGAACTATCAATTATAGTACTTAGGCCATTTTCACTGACCTCAAGTATCAGGTTATAGTTTCCTGCAACTGGAGGAGCATTTAATTGTCTACTCCAAGTATCGTCAGCATTTTTAACTAAATCATAAGTCTTACCATCTACTGTATATCTAATATAATCAATCAAGGTATCACCACCAAATTAAAGCTGTTTAACATCGGTATTTCGTCATCAATTAAGGTGATATCAATAATACCGCCATTAACTGTTAAATTACTTAAATCAGCAATACTTGGGCAGTCTAATAAGGCACTGCCTATTCTCATGTAACTTATGCTGTTTTTAATATACACTATAGATGCTAAATATTTTGAAATAGCTTCAGCTGCTCCTTCGGCCTCTGTATAACCTTCATTAAGCACTATATTTGCAGTTATGTTAATATTCTTTTGCGTTCCTCCGGTGACAGTTACTTTACAGCCGATAGGAGCCACGCCGTTTCCTAGCCCGGAGCCTTCCGGATCCATATACTTCTGAAATTCATTAACCAATGTTTGTTCTGCAGGCAAGAAAGATCTGTTTGTAATCGCAATTTTAACTGTGTTACCACCTGCCCAAAGCGGAAATACTTTTGCTATTCCTATTTCTTGGTAGTCTGTAGCCCATTTGAAGTATTGTGCGGTGTTTCCGTCCTGGGGAGGATTAATAATGCTTTGCCTATATCTTTCCCTTAATTGATCATCAGTTTCTTCTTCGACTCCGGGAACTAATATAGAAGTTAACTCCGCTATTGTAAGTCCGTTTATATTAGTAATTGGCTGCAATGCGCCTATATAAGCGTTTCCTATTTCCCCAAGTTGTTCGCATTCTAATATGTATTCAAATCCTGTTATATTTGATAATACAATGTAAGTAGTATTTTCTAAACCAAATCTGCTTCCTATTAATACATTTATGTTAAAAATACCCTTGCGTTTTGCATTGGTGGCTGCTTTTCTAAACGTGCCATTTTGTGAGCACAATTCAGTTAACGAATCGCCGTTTGCGTGTTCTGGTGAGATGTTTTTTAGCGCACTTTCAAGTTCAATATCTATTTGCGCCATTTCTGCAGCTGACGGAGATAAAGAGTTATATATAATACTGCCCTCTCTTTTGTCCAAACTGTCATCAACTTTACTTAACATTCTCTGCAATCTTTCATCGTATGTCATGCACTCACCGCCTTTTCAATTTCAATCACTCCAGTATTTGTTACCACATCAAATTTAACTATTATACTATCCTTATCGCTACCGGCTAGCATTTTAAAATCTTCAACTCTATTTATTCTATCATCTTGTAATAGTGCTTCTTCAATACGCCTTTTTATTTCAGCTTCTACATATTCTTTATCTTTACCCGCAAGGCTATCTAATTCGACGCCATAATTAAAACTATATATTAGATGCTGATACCTTTCTGTATTTAATATCAAATATATAGCCTGCTTTAGTGCCTCTAATCCGTCAGTCACACCTACAATTTTTCTTTTTTCAAAGTCTATTTTATAAGTTTTTGACGGAGCAATTTGAATTGACGATTCAGTTATATTTCCACTTGGTATCATAATCACACCACCTTATCCAGTATATAATACTTCTGCCCGCCCATTGCTTTTAACATTGCAACTTTATCATTAACTTCAAAGCTGTTATTAAGTCTCAATGGGACAATAATAAATGCCGTACCAATAGGCTCAATAAGCGTAGGTATTTTTATTTTCAATGGACTTGTACTTACTATTACACCCTCTTCTAAGTCAGCAAGCTCCTTATTGCTTAAAAAGTTATTAACTATTTCCTTGATGTGATCCACAATCATAATATCAACTCCAATTCCATTGTATGGACAGGTAAGTACGTATGAACAGCTTTTTTTACTATGAAGTACTGGTCTATCATTAAATTTGATAAAATTATCCTTATTGATGTTCCGGCTCTAACTCTTGAATCTCCAAGGCAATTAAGGCTTAATTTTCTTTCCTCGGCATTATAGAGTTTCAGCAAATCTGAAGCTCTTTGTTTCCTTTTAGCTTCGGTCATATCCGTATCTACTTCTTCATAATACTGCAGAATACCCCATTTAGATTGATTATTAATATCTTCAGCGACCACAGACTGATCCAGATATGCGTTATTACTATCATCCACGCTTTTTTTAGCTACTTTAACTCTATTATAAGTTTCACCGTCTATAGATCTTTCATATTCATATCCATAAGCCAGGCTCTTATCGCCTATTATCAGAGGCAGTCTTAGGTTATTCGCTTCTCTTAAGCAAATGCTGCCAAAATCATCGTATAAAATATATTTTCTCTGTGTTGCAACTAGTGTATTGTCAATTGAATCATACGCCATATCCAGGTAGGTTTTACCTTTGTATAAAACATCCCCAAGGCTATAACCGGTATCTTCTATAACACCATATTCTAGCTTTTGCTTGATACAAATATTTTTGATAAGTTCTGATAAATTATAGTTGTTTACCATTATGCTATCTTTATATTTAAAGTATCTCAACTGATCATAGGCAGTAACGCTTAGAGCATCTTCATCGGTATTGGTAGTTCGAAAAACATAACCGTAAAACACCTTACTATCGTCAGTTTTAAATCTTACAATAGAACCTGGCGAAAGCATTATACCCTGTTTAAGATGTTCAAAAGTAAGTTTACTGGCACCATTATTTAATTCCGTAGTATATTCAATTTTGGATACTATTTCAGAAAAGTCATATATTTTGTCTTCGTCTTTATTCAGAACTGTAAATTCCATACATCACACTCCTGGTATAGTTATTTTCTGTCCTATGCTGATAATACTAGGATTAGCTATACTATTTAATGAAGCCAATTCGGTGTATCTGTTTCCATCTCCCAAATACTTCTTTGCAAGCACCCATAAAGTATCTCCTGCTTGAACAACATGAATATTATTAGCAGGTACTGGGGGATTAGCTGCTCTTGCAACTGTACTGTTGAGTGCTACACTGCTGCTTGTAGTATTAACAGCTGTTCTGATTTCAAATGGCTTATATTGTTTTAAGGATATAGAACAATGGTAATCCCCTTCTTCACCTGCCTTTTCAGCCTGTGTTAGCGATTCAATAATAACCAATTCTGAAATAGTTACGGTCCCATTATTGGCGACAAGCCTAAGAGGTTTCTTGTTTTCTCGGTGCCTCTTAAATAGATTTAGATACGTTTCAGGAGTTTCAAAGCCTCCTTTGGTTTCAACATAGCTATAAGATCTACCTGGCAATTCAAAATCAAATGAATAGACTGCTAATTCCTCATTACCTGGTACGCTTATTTTGCCGAGCTTTAAAATATCATACTCATTTATTTCCTGACCATTTTCTATGCTGATTTCTTCAGGGTTAACAGGCAGTCTATATTGAATATTATCTGAGTCAAAATATATTACATATGACATAATCAACCCTCCGCAACGACAGCTATTTCTTCTGCTAACAATCTTTCGATTATACCAGAAATCTTATTCACATCTGCGGTTTCTCTGATATCGCCAAATTGTATTTGAACCTGTGGAGCCAATGTTGCAGTGCTAAATTTATTTATATATTCTCTTTCAGCAGCCTCTTTTAAATATTGTAAATCCTCATCAGCCATATTTACTTTTACACTGTCATTTGGACCTGTTCCCACTACGGCCACAGGAGTATCATAGTCAAGGCCGGCAGCTCTATCAATAGCATTTTGTCTTGCAAGATCAATTTCTGTCTGCCTTGCATATTCCCGCATTTTAGCAGATATTTTTGCGCCTTCCAATGCTCCCAAATCCGCAGACTTCTTTGCTTCAAATTCTACTTGAGCTGTTGCGCCAAACGTAAGCTTATCTATTGTATCCATTGAAAAACCGGGAATTATTAGGCTGAAAGCACTTATAAGTCCATTAACTATATCTATTGCACCATTAGCTAATTCTTGCAATTTTAATAGGGCGTCTACTTTTAACTGCCCGAATACATTGCTTAAAGCAACTCCAAAAGACATTATACCTAAGCCTATCCAATCTAACGTGGTTAAGATTTTGTTCTTTACAATCATCCAAGCTATTTCCAATCCACCTACAGATTGAACCCATTTATATATAGCTGCGACTGCTATCCCTATTCCCACAGCAACCCATGTCCAAGGATTTTTAAGCATTAATATAATTAATGCTTTGTTAGCTTCCACGCCCATCCAGGTGATAGCATTACTGATACCCATAGCAAAAGCATATGCCCCCGCACCTGCTGCAGCACCGTAAAAAATGGGCGCTATGTCATCCCAGTTATCTCCTATAAACTGTGCTCCTTTAGCGATTGTTTCAATTGTAGGCCCGAAGTCTTGTAAAAGTGAATTTTTAATTTTATTCCATGCATCAGCAAAAGTCATAGGCATGGCATTAAATTTTTCAGTAATGTCATCAGCTGCCATGAACATTGCATTTTTTATGATATCTGATGTAATAGTACCTTCTGCTGACATTTCTTTTAATTCGCCTTTGGACTTCCCCGTAAATGTAGCAATAGCATCTGCAATCATTGGGGCATTTTCCATAATGGAACGGAATTCATCTCCCTGTAATCTTCCTGCTGCCATGGCTTGGGTAAGCTGCAAGAGCGCGGACGATTGTTCAGATGCGCTGGCGCCTCCTACTTTAAATGACTTTTGTACCAATTCCGTAAAGGCTATCAACTCATCATTTGAACTAAAAGCATCTTCTGCTAATATGCCCATTTTAGATATAGCTGCAGCCATATTAGTGTAAGCCCCTTTTGAACGGTCAGCTGCTGCAAATATTTTGTTCTGTAATTCTTCCTGAGTTTGTAATCCATCGTTGATAAGGTCCAATCTTGCGGAAGTATTCATAAATTCATCAGTAATACTCATGCCTTTAATCGCCCCTGCGATTAAGGCTGCCGCACTTACAAATTTTCCTAATCCACCAGCTGCCTTTCCAGCACTTGCACCTGTAGCATCAAGTTTACTGTTAAATTTATCCGTCTGGCCGCTTGCTTTCAATATTTTATTTGTTGCTTCATCTGTTTTTCTGTTTATTTTATCAATTGTTGAAGAATAACCGTCAAACAATTTAAACATTGCCTTTAGTGTCGCCAACTTATTTTCTGCCTCCTTTCCGCTTCAATTTGCCTGCTTCCTTTTTCTCTGCCTCAGTTCGTATTTGTATACTTGCATATATAAATGCCTTTTCTCTTTGGGGCATTTCATTCAGAACCGAAGGGAGAATATGAAGTTTTTGCAGGGCGAAGTGCGCTAGATTCAATTCTGCATCGCCCTGCTTAATTAGTTTTTTGCTTCTTCAACATCCTCATTTATATCCATATCAAGGCTGCTTAGTTTTTGTACGGCCTGTGACAGCTCCGCATATTCTCCTACAAGCAGCATTTTTTGAAGCAGCGCGGATTCACCCAGTACACCATAAGCACTCTGCAATTCTGCGTTCTTAAGATCCGGAAATACAACGGCACTGGCAGTTAAGGTTGATACATATTCTGTCCTGTCAAATGTTTCAAAACCCTTTTTATCCCTTTTAGTAACTTTTTTAAT